CAGTGGATCAAGATGAAGATCGCCGCCGTCGCCGCCGCCGTTCCTGCGCTTCTCAATCTCTGGCGGTTTTTCCCTCACCACCACAGCGGGCATGACAAGCCGATTCGGAGCGGCTTGGCGGAATCCGGTTTGCTGCGCCGAACTCTCAAAGACTTGCCTCGCCCGAGCTTTCTGCTTCTCTGCCACGCCGAGGCCCGCGATCTCTCTCTCCAAAGCAGCACTCGGAGGAGTAACGCCATCCTTGTATTTCTCGTAAAGGGCTTTGAACAGCGGCACTCGAAGGAATGCCTCTGCTTTAGCCGCGCGAGCTTGGGCAGGGTCAACTATGCGACGGCCCAAGTCGGTGAGACGCAGGCCATCCACGTCGCCGCTCTCCATGACACCAAAGAGCCGCGCAGCGGAAAGCTGGGTCCGAAAACCGCTGCTTTTGGCGCTTTGGTTCGTCCATGCGGCTAGCTGCCCCGGCGAACAATCGCCATGCCCCACGTTTTCGTGGATCGAGTTCGCGATGGCTGCGACGTTGTCATAGTCGGTGTACGGGAAAGCGATGGCGGATCGCTGCCGCTTTCCGTCCTCTCCCGAGTCCTCGTCCTCAGTTTCTAGTGGTTCGACGTTTTCGCTCATTTGGCTACTCCATTTCGCCCGTTTGGTTAGGCGGCAGACACATAATAATGCCGAATTTGGATAACGTCAAGCAATGTCTGTTGACTATCCATGAAATCTAGGATAGAATGCAGACAAATGGATAGGGAGCACCAAATGTCAGAAAAACCCTCAATACTTTCAGCCTCTTACTTTCATAACGAGGAAGCGGCCTACGAGTTCGTTGAAGCCCGTATCTGGCCCCGTGGCCCCGTATGCCCGCACTGTGGCGGGGTTGAGAAGAACAGGAAGATGCGGGGTAAGAGCACCCGGATTGGCGTTTATAAGTGTTACGACTGCCGCAAGCCGTTCACCGTCAAGATCGGGAGCATCTTCGAAGACAGCCACATCCCTATGAACGTCTGGCTACAGGCGATTTTCCTCGTTGCCAGCAGCAAGAAGGGCGTTTCCTCGAACCAGCTTCACCGGATGCTCGGCATTACCCTCAAGTCCGCATGGTTCATGTCCCACAGGATCAGGGAAGCGATGCGGGAAGGCGACCTCGCCCCCTTCGGCGCGAACGGCGGAGTGGTGGAAGTGGACGAAACCTACATTGGCCACGACAAGACCATTAAGCCGAGAGGCGAGAAACGCGGGCGTGGCTTCCACCACAAGAACAAAGTGCTGTCTCTCGTTGACCGCAACAGTGGCCAAGCACGTAGCTTCGTCGTGGACGACGTGAAGGCGACAACTATCGGACCTATCGTGCGCGAGAATCTAGCCCGCGAAGCAAAGCTAATGACCGATGAAGCGGCTACCTACCTGACCATTGGCCGCTGGTTTGCCAGCCATGGCATCGTTCGCCATATGCACAAGGAATACGTGAGCAAGGCGAACCCCGAAATGCATACCAACACCATCGAAGGATTCTTCTCGGTGTTCAAGCGGGGTATGAAAGGCGTCTACCAGCACTGCGCGCACAACCATCTGCATCGCTACCTTGCCGAGTTTGACTTCCGGTATAACAACCGCAAGGCGCTCGGTGTGGAAGATGCGCAGAGAGCCGACAAGCTGCTCAAAGGCTTCAAGGGCAAGCGGCTCACCTACGAAACGACTATTGTCTGAATATGGCTGGCGTAAAAGGAAAACCAAAAAAGCGAAGGCCGAAGGCCAAGCCGGACAATCCGGCTCAGTCGGCGCGCTTCATCAAAGCCGCGAAGGACTTGGAAGCGGACAAGAGCGGGAAGGCCTTCGAGGATGCGATGGGCAAGGTGCTGAAACCCAAGCGTGGGAGCAGCTAGACCTATTCAAGTGACCGGGGAGGGCACTATGGAGCTAAACGGCTGGCAAAAAGCTTGGTTCGTACTCTCCGCGCTATGGGCTATCGCGTGCGTGTTAATTGGAATGATGGTTGGTGGTCTATTCGGGTTCTTCGGGGGCGCCGTCGTCGGAGTGCTTATCCCGGTGGCTGTGTACGTTGTAGGTTTGGCCGTGGTATGGATCGTCAAGGCGACGGGTACGTGAAGTCTAATATCACCAAACAAAAGCGCGGCTATGGCACGATGCAATTTCATGGGAAGACGATGCAAGCACATCGGTTCGCATATCTGACCTTAGTGGGATCAATCCCAAATGCGATGCTTGTATGCCATCGGTGCGATGTTCCGTTGTGTGTCAATCCTGCGCATTTATTCCTTGGCACCGATGCGGACAATCTGATCGATTCGATCAGGAAAGGAAGGCGCCCGCATAAATACAAGCCTTATACAAAACCGAGAAAGGCCCGCGAGCACAAGAACGAACTCAAGGAGAGGAGACTGTGAACAACGTGACAGGTAGTCAGACGCCGACTTGCCCCTACTGTGGTTGCTGGCCACACGAGCATCTTGGGCAATGCCCGGAGGTTAAGGCGATTGAATACTTCCCGAACGGGACGATCAAGCGAGTGGAGAAGCGCCCGACTGAATCTCTATTCAAGCGCGTCTTTGGATCAGACTCATGACCTCCGCCAACGAGCGTCTCGCGGAGGAGATTGAGCAGCTTGTCGCCGACAAAGACATACACATCAAGATGATGAGCGGCGGGGACGTAACTGCAATCCATGTTAGCGTGCTCGAAAGAGTCATCGCTGCCCTCCGCTCCGTTCCTGCGCAGGGGAGGGTGAAATCAGATGATTTTTCATATGCAACAACATCAGAACTTGCTAAAGAATTCGTAGCTTACGATAGCGAAGCTCAAGCAATCCAAACTCAAGTTGAGCGGTTACATGGAGCGACATTAGAGCCAGTACCAGATTCGCCATTCTCCCCACCAGAGTTCATTGCTTGGTATCGCAAAAGAACGTGTACCGAAAAAATGAGCGACGAAGAACTTATGAAATATCTAAATGCTAGGTCAAGGATAGTGCCACCCAATTCTATTGGGTACTGTGAAATGCGTGACGCGTGGATAGCCGCTTCCGAGAGCGGGCGCGAGGAGGGGTGAATGCGAGTTGGTGTTTGGTGTCTAAGAGGTTCCGGCAAAGGTTATCTTTCTTTCGAGCAAGTAGAGGTCGCATATGAGCAAATTGACGTTGAAGGAGCTTGCAGCGATGCCATTCATTCGCAAGACGACCGACGAGCGGAACAGTCTCGGGGAAATGATCTCTGGGGGCGTGTTCGATTGTGGCTACGCCGTATCAGTGTGGGACGCGCGGAACAGGCTGGCCCTGCAAGAGATGATCGACGCTGAACCGGACAAGCCACACGATTCCCCTGACGGCCTGATCCACTATCTGCCGCATCGACAGCCATGACCCCTCCCTCCAAGCGGAAGGCGCAAGCGGTAGTGCGGATGGAGACAACAGTGCGCGCGAGAGAGCGTCTGGTGCTCCTAGAGGTGGAGCGCTGGTATCACCAGGATTGGCTTGGGACTCCGCTGGAGCGTCCCATTGCTATAGCTCACTCGAAACTTCATGAAGCACGCGCCCGACTCGCGGCGACGAAGGGGAGGAAGTAAAGATGAGCATGGCGCAGAAGATTCGCACGAAGCCAGACCGCATAGAGGATAAGGTGGAAATCGGCGGTTGGCTTGATTGGGATGGAGGACGCTCTACTTATCTTTGGCTAGGACTGGATGGGCGCTGCATCGGAACGCTCAGTGGAGCGAAACTTTACCGTCTCTCAAAAGCTATCTGCAAACGATTCGAGGAGAAATCATGACCAATGACTACGCGCATTCCGACCGCCAAGCGTTCCTCAAGCCGTCTAGGTCGTGGGATTCCAAGCTCGCGCTGTGCTTCTTCGCGTTCGTCTGCGTGCTGCTGCTGGCGACGGAAGCGTTCGGAGTGCCGTTGGCTTTCCGTGCCGTCATGTGCCCGCCAGATTGGAAGGCTACGGTAGCGCAGCGTTACGATGACCGCGATGATCTAGGCTGGATTACGAAGCGGACGTGGATCGCGCGGTGCTACTAAGGGCAATTGCTCAACGCGACTGATCCCCAGTTCCCCCCAGTACCATTAGGCGTCCACTGATAGCAAAGATGCTGCGCGGTCGCGGTGAATACGTTCCCCGAAGTCAGGTAGAGCTTCGTCCCGAATCCGCCTCCGGTATTGGCCCCGTTCAAGAGGAGCGCATTCCCTCCTGGTCCGGTCGCGGTTCCGAAGCTCCAAGTGCCCTGAGAGCTCGTCAGCGTACCAGAGGGCGGTACGGCTGAGGTCGCTGAGTTCACTGGAGGCGCGACGACTGCCGGAGGGTTCGGCGTCGCCGTCAGCGTGCCCAGGAGCGGGTTGTAGGCCACTGTGAGCGCGTTATTCGCCGGGACCGTGATAGCGATAGGCGCAGTCAGCGGCCAGGGTGAGTCCTGCGTCCAGCCGTTCCCAGGCGGGAGCGTGAATACCACCCTGACCCCGGTCACGGTCTGTTGCGTCGGCTGGCTCTGAAACGTCGCGTTGAGGAACAGCCAGCCCGGAGCCGAGGGCGTGATGGTCGCAGATTGCCCGGGGATCGACACCCCGCTGTTGACGAGTTGGAGCGTGATCGTCTGAGGTATAGCGACGGTCATCGCCGTGAAGATCGTATCGACCTTGACGGTGACCGCTTGGCCGAAGGCGATGGAAGGGACGAGGAACAGAACGAGAAGTAACTTACGCATAGAACCCTCTATTGGGACAGACTTCGTGCATGATGCCGTTCGGCTTGGTGCGCTTGGAATCAACTTTCACCCTAGCGCCTCGCGAGAAAACCATTCCGCATTTGGAACAGATCACGCAATTCAGCGCCGCACCTATAGTGTAAACCGTCTCAGCGTTGGCTAGGATAGAGAAGCCGGAATAGCCGACTCCACTGCTGCCGCGCCTACCGCTTATATTGAGTTCCCGCGCCCTTTCGCTAACTTTTCGTCGTTGCTCCTGAGACTTGAGTCGTTGCGCCTCGCGGCGTGGAAGATGTCCAGCCAAGGATTATTTACAGAACTTACGCACATTTGCGTTGTGCGCAACTATTTCTTCTTCAGTGATCCGCGTGAGCCTGTCATCCTTGGATACGGTGATGATCCGCACCCAGGCGCATTCCGAGGTTCTAGTCACGCTGGTCCACGCGCAACCGTTTAGCCAGGTCATCGTCGCTAAGATTGCGCACAGCCTGAACGTTCTCATTGGCATCCTTCGCCTGTTGTAGTGCCTTCGTCGCCTCGGCCGACTGTTCCTGCTTCACGCCCGAGCGCTTGGCCGAGAGGATGATACCCCCTAACGCGGCCAGCAGGGCTACGAAGCCTGCGAAGTACGGAGCGAGCTTAGCCAGCAGTAGGCTTAGCATCTGTGGTTCCCAGGATAGGCGTCAGGGGCATGCTCGTCTTGAACTGGCGTATCAGGATATTGCCGACGGCTAAGCCGATGAACGCGTACTTGTAGAAACTCGCTCCCAGGTACGGTTGCAAGGATGGTAGTGCTTGTGAGATCGGGTCTACTGCGAGAAGAAGTGTTGCGCCGATTGCGTTGAACCAATGCGTGAAACTCTGCCACCATGCCTTCATTTGTCCACCTTGTCGTTAAGTTCCTTCAGGATTTCCAATTTCGACGTATAGAGCAAGTCTCTCATGGATTGTATTCCTCCATTGAAGTCTTTGGTCAATAGCTCGAATCTCGAAGCATCGAGTTTCTCATGATTCTCAGACCGCTCAAAGAGCTTGATGATGGACGTGCGAAGTTCCTCACGAGCGCCTTTAGCGTCATCTAGGTAGGACTTGAATTCCTCGCGGGATAGCTTTGCTTTCATGTCATCCAAGACCCCTTTCCCCATAACGCCCATGATGCTCATTAGAAGGAATAACGCTCCTGTCGCCACCAAATGCCAGAACGTAAGCTCACTCATCATGCCCCTTTATGCTTAACTTCTTATCATAGGGCGAAGTCATTTCGGACTACGCATCATCCCTGACATTGGAGGAATCCGGCTCCGCTGTCGGGAATCATTTTCATCGTACCGCTACAACTTTCGCCTATCTTCTTCGATCCAGCGCCCAAGCGTTATGACCTCAGAAACGCGATTTCCAAGGTCGTGCAACCGCTGTCGCATGGTCTTCACTTCTCCCTCTAGGTCTATGATCTTCTCCTTGAGGCTATCCAGACGCGCTTCCATCACCTTACCGTTCACGAAGCCCGTAGCAATCGCTGTGATGACAGCAACGACCAGCGACTGGATGATTAAGTCCCAGTTCACGCAAGGAACATCGCGGCTTCAGAAGCGCGCCTCTTGGTGAGTCCAGCAAGCACAATACCGTTAGCATGATTCCAGCGCGAGAACTCCTCCGAAGCGCCTATGTCGTCTCCTGCGTTCAGCTTGCGCAGCAACGTAGAATTGCGAAGCGCAGTGCAGCCCAGGTTGAATACGAACGAGCACAGCGCATCGTACTGACCCTGCGTTAGCATCACGGCAACAGAATTAGCGATGCACTTCTCGACCGTCTCAAGGTCTGTACGGAAACGCTCCTCTGCTTCCTGTTCAGTGATGGTAATTCCCTTGACGACTCCGCGCGTCGATCCCCAGCCGATTGTCCACGGCTCCGCGCCGGTTGCAGGATCAGGGTATGCCTCAAGACGTAAAACTTCGGAGTCCTTGATGAGAGCCGTGCCGAGCTCAGAAATGTTCACTTTACCGCTTCCAGCACAGGAGCGTCCTTCGGCTTCTTTAGTTCTGCGAGTTCAGCAGCTTGCTCGTCGCTGGCGCGACGCAGCGCGAATAGTTCCAGTTCCTTCTCCGCGATCAGGAGCTTCAGGTCTTGAATCGTGATGTTCATTAGAATGTCATTCCTATGCCGAAGTTGAACTTGTTCCTGCCAACGACTGGCGCCTCCAAACCGATGGTTCCGTACTGAAACCACTTGCGTATTTCTGGAGGAAGCTGGCTTGCTATCAGCGCATGCGCAAGCATCGATGCTGCGAAATAGTTGTTCACTTCTCCTATGGACGGATGCGACCCTAGCAGAGGATTCGTCTCTGCTTTCCAGGCATACGTGCCGTCAGGATTCATATCCAATGGATGTTTTGAGATGGTCCGCGTCTGCGCCCAGTCCGCGCCAAGGAGACCGAGAGAGGCTAATTCTCTGTATGTGTCCGCATCGCTCCATCCAGGCCGACCGAGGTCGGATTTGAAGATTGAGGAGGGAGGAGATAGGTCGAGGTCTGGCATAAACTAGATTAAGCTATCCGCTTAATCATTCCCTCAACATTATAAGTTACCGTTGTAAATGTTCCTGAAGTAGTTACGGTTATAGCAGTACCCGCTTTGGCTCTTATCTGGGCAGGAATACCAGAATATTGGACAGTACCTGTCGCATTCACCACATTCGTCACGACAGCCCCGTTGTTAGTAATAAAATTCAATGTTAGAGCATTCACCGCAGAACCCTCATCTGTAAAGTTTACGACTGCCTGAAAGTTGTGTGATGTTGCAGTAGTTACCCTAACATTCGCGCTGATCTCAAAAGACGCATCTGCCGCCCCTACAGTAAATGTAGAAATAGATGCATTCGCTGCTGTTTGTGCGGTTGCTCTTCCGGTAGCTACGATCACAGAAACTCCAAGTGCTCCTGATGCTGTAGTTCCTCCTAGCGACGCGATCGCCGGCGTAATCGCCAGACTCCCCGCCGTCGTCGAGATCGTCGGGTTTGTAGCGGAAGGGGTAATAGTCACATTGCGTCCACCAACCGCATCGACAATCTGCAATCCAGTCGTGCCATTATTTGTCTTGAGCGACAGCGATCCGGTTGTGCCGGAGTCGATGATGGGGGTGAATACAGAGGCAAGACGGTGTGTAGCATTGCCAAGAGTCTCTACATTGTCGTTCGGGCTTAGTATCGATCCACCTCCGCCAGCGGTAATAACCCACGTACCGTTTGTGTTGCCAATTTGAATGGCACCGGAATTTCCACTCGACACCAGCGGTGTCGTCACGCTCGTCGGGGCGGTCAGAGCCCCGCCGACTAGGATTGCGATGGTTCCGTCTGCGTCCTGAACGGTAAGCGTGCGCGCTGTGCCGGTCGTGATACCTGAGAGCAGGAACTTCAGTGTTTTCGTCGCATCGCTCGCGTTAAATACAATCGCAGTTCCGTCTGAGACAGGCAACGAATCCTGCTTCGTGCCGCTCATCGTTGCGATATTGTTGAACTCAGTATCGATCTCCGTACCTTTGACGACCTTGTTCGGATCGCCTGACGCGAGACCATCCTTGACTGCGAAATTCACCGTCTTGGCATATGAACTCATCACGCACCTCCGAGTTGCTTCCGAGCATCGCGCTCGAAGGCTTTCAGTTTGTTTCTGTCCTGAGCGTTCGTCACATCGTTGATGATTGGCGCCAGGCGCTTCATGTATTCAGGCGCGCGTTCTGCCGGAATCGTCGTCGCCTTCGCCAGCCAGTCAACGACTTTCGGGCTTACCATGGCGTTCGCAAGCAGCCTAGAGCCAGCAGCCATGGTCGCTCCTGCTCCGGCTTCAGCCGCCGCCGTCCCTACCTGTCCCTGCATCAAACGCTCGAATACGCTGATGCCTAATCCAGCACCGATGCCAGCGCCTACGCCAGCGGAAATGCCGCTCTGCCCGAGGGCCGGGTTGCGATATATCGGACCTCCGGCGATTATTTTCTGCGAAGCGGCTGCGATCTTGTCCAGGTTCTGCTTCAAATTCCCCATGCCAGCACCGCCGAATAGAGCATCAGCGGCCGATAGCGCATTCGAGCCTGTCGGGCGCTCGCTCATGCGTTGATATTCCTTGACGAACTTCTGAAGGTTGAATTGCTGTCCCTCAATGTCCGCGCCGCCCATCTGAGCGAGCTTCGCTGACGCTACCGACTTCCACACCTCGGGACCAACGCTGCGACGAACGGAGAGAATCTGCTCCCTGCCGACATTCGCCTGTCCTATCGTGTCCATGTAGGCTCGCGTCTTGTCTGGATTCTCTGCGATATGATCTAGGAAATTGTCAACGCGCCCCCGGAACGAGCGCCAGTAGTTGTCGCGGCGAGCGAGAGCCGCCTCTGCGGGCGTTCCCCGCACAGCCGCATCGATGTCCTTGGAGATCGCGGCGTATAGCGCCGAGTATTGGGCGTCCGGCTTCTGACCTAGCAGAGACTGCTTGTTCATCTGCGAACCGATGTCGGTGCGCACGTCCATCATGGTGGGGACGGAGACGCCCTCAAACGGCTTGGCAGGGATAGATCGCGTTATTGGTTCTCCGCCTGGACCTAGGATTCCAGTGGGCGCTTCGCTTGCCGCCTGTCCAGCGGTGTCGGAGGACAACTTCTGCGCCCAGTTCCGCATGTTCGTGTCCTTGAGGCTTGCGGAGAACTCCGGCAGCTCAGGCGACACCTTTGACAGCTTTTCAAGCGTCCCGAGCGTATTGTCCATGCCGCCCTTGATGTCTGGTACGAGTGCCTTTAGCTGGTTGTCGAGGGAAACGAATTTGCCGCCGGTCGTATCGACGAAATCAGTCAATCCGCGCTGGATGCGAGCACCTACCGCTGGTTTCTCCCTGATGCTGGACAATGCTCTGGATGCATCGGCGATGTCGCCTCCGATGGTGTCAATTTGCTCCTGAGCGCGCTTCAGGATCGGCGTCCCTACCAGCGGCACGCGCCCGAGGACGTTCTCGATCTCCTTGGAAGCGATCGCGCCAGTGGCCTGCCCGACCGTCGGCTCTATGCCAGCTTGGCGCATCGTTGCAGCGTTCGCAGCGATCTCCGCTGGTGTAGCTCCTCCACGCAGAACTGACTTTGCCGCAGCTTCGGCGCCCAGTCCAGCAGCGGGAACTGCGAGGCTTCCAGCCATCTCTCCGAGGGTCTTACCTGCCGGTCCAGCGCCAGCCAGTTCTGCGACCTTTCCACCAGCTTGCGCCCCGACACCCGCACCAGCACCGAATAACACGTTCTTGACCGCTTGCGTGATGGAACCTACGGGACCAAGCGGGACCGCACCAGCGCCAGCGAATTGACCTACCTTGCGCGTGAAGCGCTCTATAGCGTCAGGAGACTCACTCAGGTCGCCGCCCATGGCTTGCGTGTATGCGGCATGGGCGCGTTGCAGATAATTCGGGTCAGAGAGTGGCTCCCCTCCCATGGCTGCTATGCCGAGGTTAGCCACGCGGACAGGCGCGTTCAGGAACTGATCCAGCGTCGCGGCTATCCCATGATTCATTCCGGTAGCGGCTTCTGTCGGAAGTCCTCCGCGTCGTTCCGCGCTTTGCAACGGAACCGCTCCAAAGTCTGAAGGATTTGGCGCTGAAGATCCTTGGACTGGAACCGCTCCGAAATCCTCCGGCTTGGGGGCTGTAGGCGTTGGTGCTGGTGCTGGTGCGGAGGTACTGCTTTCGGGGTAATCGTTCTCAGAACCGAAGATGTTCGGGAAAACGAGACGGTTGGCCGCTTGGGCATTCTGGTGAATGCTTTCCCAAGCTGCTTCGCGCTCTTCCGCAGTGCTCATCCGCCAGCGGCCCTGAAAGCGTCAAGCGCGCGTTGCGTCGGGAATGCGTATCCCTTGTAGACAAGAGCGCCAGGCGATCCGCCGGATGCGCTCGGAATGGCACCTTTTTTCACTCCAAGACTGTCAAGGACAGCGCGAGAATCAGGAGATAAAATTCCTGGGAATCCAGTGGTCGTGCCCATTCCTATATTCCACTTATTGTTCGTCGCTTCGACCCGACCGAGCACCAATTCGGCTCCAGTTCTGAGCGCCCCTCCGATCTGCTGAGGTGATAGATTCGACTTCAGCTTTCTCTCGAAATCCTGCGCCTCTCGCTCCGATGAAGAGACCTGCCTGAATGTTCTCATCAACTCCTCTGAGACCGCCTGCGCTGCAAGATCATAGTTATTGATCGCTGGATTGCCAGTGCGATTAGCGATGTTGTTTATTAGAGAGTTCAAATCCTTCGAGTCTCCGTTTTTCACATCCTCGGCAAGTTTATTCAGGGTGCCCATGTGAGCAATCACTTGATTCTGGTTGACGATCTTCTTCGATTCCTCTCCAGCTTTGAAGTCGCTTACCAGTTTCTGGCGTGCGGAATACTCTGTACTCTGGAAGTCAGGTTTATATTGAAGCACCCGTTGCATCATTGCCTCACGATTCCCGGAGCGAAGGCTTGCAATCTGTTGTGCATTAGCCGCGTAATCTCCGATGGCTTTCACAACGTTCGCCATGCCAGGATTCAAGGTCGCCAGATAGTCGTCACCGTGGAGATGCGCCACGGAAGGTGGAATAACATTCACATCAGAACCGGAGCGCGCTGCCTGCGCAGCCCGTATCGCGGTATCTTTCGCATCCAGCGTCTTGTAGAGCGTCTGAGCGTTGGCGAGGCTTAGATTGCCGTCCATCAGCGCTTGCTGCGCCCGTCTTGCGGAGGAGGCGACTGTCGGATCGGCCTCGTATAGGGTCGTGAAAATACCCGTATCTGGATTCTGCGCCTGCTTCAAATCCTTATCGAGTTGCGCCTGCTTCTCAAGTCGATCAGCCTCCGCGCCGAGGTGCGCCATTCCGGGGAACGTGCTCGCGGCCCTCAGAAGTGCAGGATTCCTATACGGATCAGTCTGCACAGGAGCCTGCTGGTCTGCGCCAGGACCGGATAGTTGTTGCGGTTCGGTTGTCTGTTGAGTCCCTCCCGCACCGCTGAAGATACTGAGCCTTTTCTGCATCTCCGCAGCCTGCGCCTTTTCCAGTTCCGTCTTGGCCTTTACGCTGCCCTGCTGCGCGGCATAGGACAGGACTCCGAGCGAGTCGCCGAACATCCCGGCCTTTTGGAGATTCTTGGCGATCTTCAGGAATTGGGCGTCGGAACCTGGCTCAAGATCGGATGCGTCCTGAATCACCTGATTCATCACCATGGAGCGCGTGACTGCTGGACTCGGCCCGGAGAGCGCCCCTCCGAGCATCTGACCACCACGAAAGCCTAGATACGCGCCAGCATTGTCAGCGCCGAGACTGGCATATCTCAGCGCGTCGCTATTCTGCCCCTGCTGCTGCTCTAGCGCGACTTCTTCGGGAGTGGAAAAGAGGCCCATTATATGAACCCTCCCCCGAGATCAAGAACGCTGCTGGCCCCACCGCCGCTGAATAACCCCTGGAGATCGCTATCGCTGGGGAGTGGCAGCGAATCAAGCCCGAAGGACCCTCCTTGCCCTGATCCAGAGAACAACCCCCCAAGGCTCCCCAGACCGCCCAGGAGACTCCCGATCCCGCCGCTCTGCAGTGCGCTTCCCAAACCGCCCAAAACCCCTCCGCGAAGCGCTCCCTGCTGCTGAATGAGCGGGGTTGCTATCCTCGCACCGCCCAATGCCCCTTGCGTCTGCGCAGCGCCGAGTTGACCGCCAAGTTGAGCGTTCTGAAGCCCGAACTGATCCAGTCCAGTCCCGGCGCTGAGATAGCCTAGGCCTCGCTGTTGCGTAGAATTGGCAACCTGCTGCGCCATGGTCTGAGCCTGAATCTGGCGGTTGAGAGCATTGTTGTTCTGCGCGAGAAGCAGACTGGAGTAGAGCGGATTCGCAGGTCCAGCGCCGTTCACATTCGGGCCGACTCCAAGGCCGGTTGTGCCAGTCGCTTGGAGTTGCGCCAAGGCGTTCGCACGGTCAGTCGCTTCCTGCGGGGCCGCTTGCTGGTTGAGCATGGAATAGTAGTTGTTGGCGAGCGTTTGCGGATCTTGGGCGCCTGCCGCCAGTGCGCCTGACGCATTCGAGAGCAGACTCCCTTGGATTCCCTGATATTGAGGAGAAAGGGTGCTCGTGACGCCATTCGGCCCAAAGGTCGTGCTGCCCAGGCCGGAATAAACGTTGTACGGCGTGAACTGCCCGGCGCGGTTCGCGTTGTCCTGAGCCTGCTGGAGGTATTGTTGCATCTGATTAGTGCCAGCGAGATTAGCAGCACCCCCGAGGAGGTTGCCGAACGCACCACCAGCCCCTGTTCCGCTCGTCGCCATATTTCCTCCTCCAAGCGCCGCAGCGCTTCTGCCTGCCAGTCCTAGACCAGCGCCACCGATACCGCCAACCCCAAGCCCAAGGCCAGTCAGGTCTGCTCCAGCGGCCACCCCTGCGTTTTGCCCAAGCGGATTGCCGCTGATAGCGTTATTCGCTATGTTCGTGCCAGAAGCGCCGCCAACTTGGAATGCGGAAGGGAGCGCTATGGCCTTTGCGATATTTCCAAGATTCAGGCCTGATAGAAAACCTCCACCAGGGTTGACGCCGCCCTGCGGCGTCGTATCGACGTTCCAGAATCCACGGCTTCCTTCGTTGTTCTCGTCACCATTGGTAGGGCCTGTCCAGTTCCATACTGATCCTTGCGGAGCGCCCTGTGGCATAGACCAAACAGAATTGGGATCGAAATTCGGATCGAGCAAACGAGGGTCGTATGGGTCGCTCCTAGAAGATCCAAGGTTGTAATCGAGCGGTCCGCCAAAAGCAGACAAAGTCGCTGGAGTCGATCCAAACGACTGCACCGGATTGGCGAAGCCACCGCCCCCAGCGCCAACATCGCCGCCAGATGGCAACCAATTTAACCCTCCTCCTGCCAAATAGCTGTCCATCAGATCATCTTCCCTTGCTTTGCATACGCATCATACTTATGCAATCCAAGCTGCGTCCCGTTGACCGAGGCGCTCGTGCCGACTTGCAGAACCTTCCCGGTTCCTTGTCCTGACGCCGAGACCTGGGAAAGACCTATGCCGCTCGAATACTCATCAATTCCGTATTGCGCTGTTCCGTACTCGGCCTGCCCCATGAGGCCGATAATCTGCTGCGAGCTGAATCCTGTAGTGCTGTAGTCCCAGAACCATTTCGTAGTCACAGTCTGGTTGTTCGCACCCGCAAGCACCGTGAGGAGTTTCTTCAGTATTTTCTGCTGCTGCGGAGATTGGAAGTCCGTCCATGGCGAAAGATGAGACCAGTCGATAGACGATCCGAGGTCAGCATAGCCATTGTACTTCGTGATAATCCCGGCATGGCCGAAATAGAGCGAGCGATCACGAGACGCGAGCATCGCCTTCGGATTTATCGTCAGCCAATAGGTCGCTGGATTTGTCCCGTCCTGCAAGTTCTGACGGATGTTGAAGCAGAACGTGATCCCGTTTCCAGGAAAGCTGAGTAGGTAGAACCCTTCCTGCTCGCTGTACACTGAGCGCACCAGTTCCAGATTCGCCTCGGACACCACATAGGTCAGCATGAAATCCCGGACGTTCTTTGAGATGTCGGTGATCGGAACGGTTGTCGTCTGGATGGTACGCGCGAGGCTGCGAACCCCGGTGTCCGACAGGAAGTAGATGTCGGTTCCTATATTCTGCACACTGTCTCTGGCGATGCAACCGATGCCCTTGATGACCTCCACGAGCGACAAGTTCGCAGGCGTCGCAGCCCCGGAGTAGAGCAGGATCGACTTGCGCCCGAAGATGACGAGATAGTTGTTGAACGAAGCGAGCGCGACGCCCGTATCCATACCGTTCTGCCAAACGGTGCTGAGATCGAGCGTTCCAGCGGTGCCTCCTGTCCAGTTCTGACCGATAAGCGTGTCGGAGAAGTAGAGCGTTGTCTTGTCGGTTACGGTATCTATCGCGTAGAGGCGTCCGAATGCGCCCAGGACAGCGTTTGCGGAGGGCGGCGTGCCAGTGCCGCCAAGGGATGCAATCGTTACCATTGTTGCGCCATTCCAGCGCAGCGGGACATGGCTCCGTTGGAAGAACCACATAAAATTGTTGAAGTTGACCGCCTGCCAGTTGTTCGCGGTGATGGCGGTCGAATACACGCTCGTCAGCGTGGTTGAGCCAGAGTAGATGTTCAGATTCGCTGCCGACAGGAAACTCGTCGCTCCCGTCTTGTCAACGTACTCGAATATCTGCTGGATATTCGCTCCGCCGCCTATAGTTGCTGTCGTGACGGCAGTGTAGCCCTTGCGCACCGTGAGTCTTCCGGTCGTATCCTGAACGGAGTTCTGCGCGTCCAGAGCGAACCGCAGGTCCATCTGGTCGATGGCGTCCTGACGATTCAGGCCCCAGATGCCAGGGGCGATGATCGAGACTGATTGATCGATTTGCGCGGTCATGCGGTCATCCAGACGGTCTCATCCTCGGTCAATCCCTGGTTCATAGCGATATAGTCAGAGAGGGCCGTCCTGTAGAGGCTCCATGCGAGATCGCTCGATGTTCCCCCGTCCTCGCCGCGCTCAGAAATCGCCCTCGCCCACGATCCGAGTTCGATTGGGAGTAGCGGCAGGTTGAACGTATCGCTGAAAAGCGCCAAGTCCGCCTGCGGGACAACGAACGGAAACTTGAGCGCATAGGTGGCGTCTGGCGTCGGATAAAGCTCGACGATTGGATCAGTTCCGGTTGCGTCAAGTCCGATGATGCGATACCACGCCGGATGCTGCTGGTTGATCGAGAAGTTCCATTTCGCCTCCTCAAACTGACCTTGCGGATACTGGTAAATCCACTCATGCGTCGTCGAATTCCAGATCACCTTTCGGCGGTCGTAGAAGCGGAAGCGTTGCCCGGCCCCGGTGACGGTGTAGGTCGCCGTGCTCGCTACGGTCGAGATTGCGATCGTCTGGCGCAGTTGCGTCCAGTCCCATGCGTCCTCAACTTCGCGCTTCGTTTCGTTGATGAATCGCAGCATGAGAGCGCCATACGCGTTCGACGTGAACGTCGTTGACGTGAGCGCGTTCTCTCGCAGCCTTGCGAGCACCGCATTGACCGCAACGAGTGCCGTAGTGCTCATCAGACCTCGCCGTCGTCAGCGTGACTCAGAACAGCCTTCGGCTTGCCCTTGATCTTGATGTACTTCGGCTCTACAACCGTCGCCGTCGTCTCCGAGACCTCCTTCCAGTCGTGAGCGGAGCGGCGTAGGTCAGGCACATCATGTTCCTGCACCGTTATTACGGCTCCTCCGCCAGCCTCGAACGGAGGGCCGATATACTGGAACTTGAAATCCATGGCGCCTCCTTATGCGGTCCTGGTGAAAACGTAGGCGGTAGGGCTAGAGAACATCAGAGTAAATCTACCAATGCCAGTGACGCCAGAGGCCACGGTCAGTTGACCGAACGATGCGGCGGTCGTGTTCGCGGCATCGCTCTTGATGCCGTTGACCGCTACTGCCATCGTTACAGTGCTTGCGCCAGCAGTATTGTCGATGTACAGATCATGGATTAGACCCTGAGTCGCTCCGAGTTGCGCACCAAGCAGCGTTCCCGTTGGTAGGGTGATTGTGGTCGCCGCGGCGGAGGTCGATGTGATATAACCGCTTGCCACCTGAGAAGCCGTTGCCGTTGCTGTTGCGTTGATCGCCGCCGTAACGTGATCCACGAGCAGCGCTGTGATCGGAAGGCCTGGACTTTGTCTGGACATGCAAATTCTCCTTGAAATAGGGGCGACGTTTCCGCCGCCCCGTGGTTATTACGCCGGTACTGCCAGCGGGATCGCCCCGTTGTCGCGCAGTTCTGCGACACCGTAGAGACAGTCCGCCGTGAAAAGGTCAGACAGATATTCCTGTTTGTACTGAGTCTGGCTACGCACCTCTTCTTGGATGGCGAGCGCGACCCAGGACTTGTGTCCCATGATCGCAATGCGGGCGGCACCCGTCGCAGTGTCGGCGTTGGATGACACATATACGGGGATGCCGTAGATGTCTCCCAATTTGCCGTTGCGAATGGTATTCCCGCCTGCCGCCTCGCCAACGAACGCCTGCTCGGTGAAGCGGCTGATACCCATCAGGGTATTCCGCGCCGAGGGCGGTACGAGGAAGAAGCGGTCCATCATAGGGAAGTCCGCATCGTCAAAGCGCTGGATCGTGCGACGAATCGCTGGATCGGTAAGCGCTGTCTGATTCGGGGTGCCGGAGGTGTAGGCGGTCGTGCCGTCACCGCCGATGAACGCTCCGCCATAAGCGGCCGTGCCAGCGCCGCCATTGGCCGAACGCCCGAGCTGTACGAGGTCCGTATCGACCTGCTTCGCAAGGGCATAACCGCCGTCATCGGTGTACGCCTGGCGCAGACTGTCCAGGGCCTGGATGGCGACGATGTCCTCGATCAATCTCGAATACTCGAACCATTTGTTGATGGTGATCGTGGTATTCGTGTCGGTCGGGGCGATCAGCGTCACCTGCGAGCCTTGCGTCTTGGCCGAAGCCGAACCGCGAGCGAAGTTGGGAACGTTGATGACCGAACCCTTCTTCCCCGCTTGGTTGAAGCGAGTGACAAGATTCGCCAAAGTCAGATTCGACTTGAACGTTGCGATGATCTCATCTGACCACAGCTGCGGAATATAAACTGCCGCCGTTGTCGTTGTTGTGTTATTTGTGCCTAGAGGCATTGCATTCTCCTACTTCTGCACCTGTCCGTTCGCATACAGTTGAGCGACGTTGAGTGCGTTGTACTTCTCAGGGTCATTCGTCCGCAAGCGCATCAGGTCGATGCTCTTGTACATCTTTTTGCTGCCGGCTGTCGCGGTCCCAGTGGTCACTTTCGCGGCCTTGAGATCGGATGCGGCCCGGTCCTGCGTTGTCTGCTGCGCCGTGGTGGTCAACGCCTTGCGCTCATTCCACGTCGTAAGCAATTCGTTTGCTGCGTCGAAATCGAAGTTCTGATCGCCGCGAACGTACAGTTCGCTTCTGACCTTGGATGCTCCGACCCACTTGATGAATTCGTCATCCTTCACCGTTTTCTCGAAGTCTGGATGAGCGGATTTCAAGTTCGCCGCCATGGTCTGGCGCGCCATTTGCTGCGCTGCCTGCGTCAGCCCCCTTACCTCGGGACTGGCAGAGATAGCCTGCGCCATGGCTTTGTCAGGGTCGGCGAAAATGTCAACCTTATCGTCCTTCTTCCCGCCGTTCTGGATGTCGCGCTGCATCACGTCCTGCGCGAGCTTCCGGTAGCCGCCCAGTTCTTGGCCTTGGCGGGTAAGCGCCTGTTCCAGTTTCAGGCGCTGCGAGGACTCTGAGGCGAGCTTCGCCTGCAATTCCTCCACGGACGGCGCTACTACTTGTTGCTGCTCCTCGCCCGATGCCGTTTTGGCAGTGGTGTCTGCTGTCTGATCTTCAGCCATTGGCCTTCCTTTGCTCCGCTTTGAGTTTCTCGGTGTGGGCTTTTTCCCACCGCCTCGCCTGCGTCGGCGATCCGATCGAATCCATGCCCATCCTCATGCTCAAGTGTGGCGCTGATATTTGAAACACCGCCTGCTTCCCGCAGGCGCAAGGGACGAGCGCCGGACGTGGAGGTTTCAGGACAATTACGTCCTGAGTTCCGCCGCAGTCCGGGCACTTGTATTCAAAGATTGGCATCTGGAGGCGGTGCTACGTCCTCGGCTAGTTGGTTGTCATATTCTGCCTGGATCAGTTTCGGCCAAGCGAGCACCCAGCGGATGATCGATAACTCCCCCTGCTTGAAACGCACGTCATCTGGCGCGACTCCTGAGATACTGTCCGTCGAAACGTGCATCTTCTCGACCTGTTCCGCGAAATGCTTCCAGCCTTCACTCGCGAACATGTCGATCTGTGACTCGAAATATTTACGGTCGTCCTCGATCATCCGAATATCCAAATAGTGACGAGCGTAGCAACGATGGCCGCTATGGTCGCCGAGATCAGTTCTTTTTCCCTTGGCGTCATACAGGGTCGTCCGTCGCTGCGATGACCATAATCATGGCGATGATTTCTTCCTCATCTAGCGCGATGATCTCGTCCTTGCGCTGCTCTATTGCTGTCTTTGCGGCCTTGGCAGACTCGAAACGCTGCCCATACGCCTCAGACAAAGTAGCGAGCGCGGAGAGAAGTCCGATTTCCTGATGTACGGGGCTGGACGCGGCTTCGGCTTGCGCGAGCGTTTTTTCGACAGCCCCAAGGAATATTGTCTCGGGTTCGACGATTTCATCAATTGGCTCAAGCTCATGGATGTACCTTTCTACGAAAACATTTCGTGGCCGCATCGTGTAGCGGATGTATTCTCCGCCACCGGGTTGCGTTGGAGGGGTCTCTGGAGGAAGCGCATCCTGCATCACTATTCCAGATGCAGTGACTGGCACGTCTACCGAATAGCGCAGCACCTCTAGCGGCGGATAGTCAAATGGCGCGAATGGCGCTGCTGGCGGCGGCAGTTGCAGGAGTTGTAGATTCGATCCAGCAGGCCCCTCCTGGCGCAGTGTCTCAGCAGAAGGTGAAATCGGCCAATCACTCAACCGAAACGGCGTCGTTTGAGCGTATAGACTTGTGAGAACGTTAGCGGCCGGATAATCCGGCGTTAGAACTACCCTTGAGAGCGGAGGATAGTCAAACGGACTGAACGGAGCCGCCGCAACTCCTGGAGGCGGGTAAAGCGACAGACTTACTATTGGCTCCCATCGAAGCGTGGTCGGGCCCGCTAGCGACGGGAAGAATACGTCTGGACGGAAGGGTACAGCCGTGAGGAGTTCATTTCGCTGAGGTTCCCAAGGCAATGTCGGGCGGACCCGAAGCGGAGCGCCCAAATCTTGACCGAGGAAAGGGACTGCTGCCGTAGGCCGGAGCGTTGTCTCCAGAAGATTCCGGAATGGCTCTACCGCCCGCCAAGTATTCGCCGGGATCGCATCGAGATCGAGCGGGGTTGAGGGCATCTGCGCCGAGGGTGCAGGCGGCGCAAGGGTGCTCGTGAGCAGGTTCAGAACGCGATACTCGAACGGCGCAGGCTGTTTTGGAAGCGAGTGATACAGCGGTTCCCGAATCACGACCGTCGAGGTGACTGCAAGAACTGTCAGCAGGAGATTCGCCGTTACTTCGATGCCTCCGGCTTGGCGGACCTTCGGCAGCGGCGGGAAATCTACAGGCGAAGTTTGATTCGCCTCTAGCAGATACGAGTCAGTACCATTCTCAAGAAGATAGCTGTCTGTATTGCTACCCTCAAGAAGATAGTTACCAATATAGATCACCTAGAATGCCCCTGGAAACGAAGCTTTCAATACCGCAACCATCGAATCGAACTGGAGTTGGGTGAGGTCATCGTTCTGAATGTGAATCAGCCTCCCCTTCGGATCGAAGGCGAGCGATGTCCCAGGGCAGTTCGCCTCGACATACTCCATGAGCAACTCTCGCATTGATTTAGGCGGTTGTTCCCATGATGGCATCTTGTTCTCCTATCCCTTATTCCTGCCCCAAACATTGAGGAAGGTTCCAGAGTTGAAAGTGGTTGTACTGATCGTCGTGCCAGTCAGAGCGTCGTAGACCGCAAGTTCTGCCTTGTTTATGAGGTTCGTCGCATCGGTGAAATTGCCCGCATGCTCGATCAAGGTGGGGGCCACAGTGGCAGCAGTCCCGGCGTACTGCCCGTGCCCCGTCATACGCTTCACATCCGCCGCGATGTTGTGAACGAACATCCAGCCATAGCGAGTAACCGCCGCAGCGGTAACCCCCGTAGGCCATCCGGGAATGGATACTGAAGTGATGCCCGCGACGGTCGTTGTGGGAGTCATTGATAAGAATGCCGTTGCGAACGTCGTTCCTGTTTCGCTTAATCCGGCTGTCGGGCCGACGATCAGCCTCCCGATAGCCGCGCCGCTATACCCCGAGATGTAATACTCAAACATCAACTCTGCGAAAGTGCCTGTCCAAGTAATCGTTCCAGTCCGAACCGCTGCTGAAGCCGTGGCATTCCCGAGGAACTGCCAATTCGCGTTCGATGACATAAAGGTCGCGAGTTGTGCAGCGGTCGCCTTCACCCCTCCAGAGCCAACCGACTGGACATCTGGAAAGAGGTCCGTTGCCGCAATAGCGGCTGCGGCGGTGAGGGTACCTATGGTCGTGCTAGCCACGTGTCGTCCTGTCAGTACGGCTCATACTGAATATGCGCTCCGACGAGCCCAGGCGTGCCGCCAGTGAATGCGGATAGCGTGCAGCCGCTCACCGAAACAGCCGTTCCTACAATGCGCATGCCCTCGCCTCGGTTCGCCTGATATTTTACCGCGCCGCCAAAGGCGTTCATGGAGAGATTCAAGCGGGCGGTCGTGGCGGTATTGGTTCGGGTCGGGCCTGTGCCGGCAGCGGTATATGCGAGCGGCGTGGTGGCGGGCGCTGCACTCACTCCGTCCATCTGGCCGTCGCCATTCGGGGCCGCAAGTGCCGTAGGGGTCACCCCAAACGCAAGGCTTCGAGCGAATTGCAAGATACAGGGGCTGGACGTGGAAGGCGCTTGTCCTCCCACATAGATTTCCAGAACTTCTAGAATCTGCGTGGTTGACCCGGCCTCAAGTGCCATGTAGGTCGCATTCGCCAGCGCGGAATTATCCGCCGTCGCGGTCGGTGTGAATGTTGCAGCTTGGAACGATCTTTTCGCCATGATGCTATTCCTTTAAGTTGAGGAGCAGATTGAGCGGGTTGCCCGTAACAGCGGCTTCGAGGATTAGCTCCTCTTTCTTGTCGAACGGAAGATGGGTATAGAGCGGCTCTGAGCGCGCTGCATCACACCAATCGCAGATGTAGTGGTCGCATTTCATGCAATAGGCACGTTCGCGCGTGCGGAGGCTATTTTTCACCCAGGCATTCTTGCAATGCGAACAGGTGAGCGTAGCGCCCTCAAACAGTTTGCCCTCCCCACATTGCGACGGATCGTAACCTGCAGCGCGCGCGATGTCCTCCGGTAACCCGGGGGAGGCTCTGTGATCGACGCAGATGTAGCCTTCAAATCGTTTGAGTGAACTCATAAGCAAATCTGCCCCATTAGAGTTACGGTTCCGCCTCCCCCGCCGCCGCCGCCTCCACTATTCAAAATCGCAACCGCTGCGGTGACGTAATTGTCCAGCCCGAGAACCGCCGTGAAAGTCCCTGCGGCATTCGCGGCCACGGCCTTCGATTCCAGGCGCCACGAACCGATGGTGCTGTTGGCGTTGTTGTCTCGTGAAGTGAAGCCTGTGCCGGTTGCTGGATCATCGACGATCGAGACCTGTCCTGAATCCGTAGACATGGCGATGAGCGTCGCAGCAGCCGTAACCGTGACGCTTCCGGAGGTGATCGCGTCCGTCGCGCCTCCGGGGCCACTCTGGAATAGCGAATTCGCGCCAGAAGCGGCTCCAACCCCTGACGATCCACTCTCGGCAACGCGCAAATAGCAGGCGTTCCCGGTGTCAACCGTTCCGGTTATGGTATGACTGCCTGCGTTCGCATTCTCCAGCACAAAAACCTGCACCCAGACTGCGTTCGATGCATCCAGCGCTGACGGGCCTATCGGCGTGTAGCTCCCCTGCGCGTCGGACACCGTGTGCGTCGTCGGCCCGCTCGAATTGCTTCCATCCCACAAAAACGCGACGATGGCGCTCCCCGCCGAGACGGTCAGGGATGCTACGGCACTCCCCGAACCTGAGGCTTCCGCAGTTTGGATATATTGGTCGAGCATCAGAGGTTACCGCAGCGCCAGAGTTTGAAACCCGCGCCGTTCAGCGCCACGCTCCCGCCAGCGACTGGGTTATTTCCGAGGCCCGGATTCCCGCCTGTGAAAGTCGACTCTGCCCCGGTGATCCGCAGAATGCCGTTCTGGTAGCAATTCAGCGTTCCGTTGTCATTCTCGATACGAAGCACGTCGCCTTCAACAGGAACCGTGGCTGTGCTTATGAACGATCCGAATGCAGTGAAATCCCCGAGCGCCCCGTTCCATCGGATAAGACCCGTCGCAGCACCGGAGCAATTGATGTAGTACTCGTATCCGGTAATCGAATGCGCAGTGATCGTAGTGTTGACGCGAACTTCCAACTCGTGCGCGCTGCCCGGGTCAGAACCTCCATAGGTGCTGAATACGGTGCCCTCCGCAAACTGATTCGACGTGCAGGCAAGGAAGGAGCGATTGAGCTGCGCCGTTGGATCGCCGACTCCACCAGGGGCCGAATCGAACGCCGCCGCGAATACCTTCCCAGGCGAACTTTGAAGATCGTTCCAGTCCAGGCCGTCGGTCAATCCGTTCAAGAAAAGCGAGAGAGGATTCTCGGTCGCGGGGAAAGTCGTGGAGAACGAGGTGAGTGGCGCGCTCCCGAACGTTCGTATGCCGCTGTTGGCGGAAATTCCCACGTCAGTTCACCGTCCCCTCGTAGATCTTTCCAGTTACGGGACTCTTGATCTTGATGACCTTGGCGCGCGGCTTCAACTCCTTCGCAAGCGACTCGACGGCCTTTGCGGTCTGCTGCTGGCTCTGCGCCAGAGCTTTCACGCCATTGTCTGCTGCGTTCACTGCATGCACGCTCTCTGCGGCTTTTGCGGCATCTCCCAACGCAGAATGATGGGCGTCATGCGCTCTGATGAGCGTCTGTGCTGCGGCATTGTCGTGATTCTGGTTTAGTTCCTTTTCCTTCAGCATCGCTTCCTTCAGGAGTTCAGCCTTGCGGATGCGCAATTCCTCATCTTTCTGGGAAATCTCGCGGTCGCGTTGCTGATCGGCCTTCGCCTGCTTCTGCTGGTCGAACTGAAGGCGCTGCGCTTGCAAGGTATTGTTGTCCAACTGCACCTTGAGCTGTCCTTGGGCGGTTTGCTGCTCGGGCGTAGGTCCTTGCGGTGGCTTCGCCTGCTCGATCTGTTTGATGATGTCCTCTCGGCGCGAGAAGGAGGAGTGCTCGACCACGGCCGTCAGGAGCGGCTTCGTGTAGGGTGAATTCGGTCCGATGTACCCCATGAGGGTCGTCAGGTTCTGGATTTCAAGCTCCCGCGCCATGATTCCCATGGTTGAAGCCGCCTTGAACTTGAAGTCCTTCACCGGATAGCGCTTCGGGTCGAATTGCATGAAGCGCCACAGAGCCTTGGTGATGAACGGCTCCAGGAACCCCTCGTTGAAGTTCATCAGCGTGCGCTTCTGGCGCTTGATGGAGGCCGCTTGCATCATCGACATACCGCCCAACGTCGTGTTGCGCGGATTGATCCCGAGCGGCGCCGCCGAGTCCATCGTCCCTGTGCCCATCGTCACCATGCGCTCCAGCTCTGCCGACTCCTTGTAGGACACCGGATTCAGTTGCCCGAAATTCATGGGCATGAGGATGTCCTTCGGATTGCCGTTGGTGAGGATAGACTGTCCAGGCTGGACAGTGGGTTTGGAGCCGCGCGGGAGACGCGATGCGTCGATGCCCATCATAGGATGAGTTGTGAGAGCAAGTGCGTCGGCTCTCGCGCGGAGTTCGGTGTCTAGCGCGACCTGCGGGTTGTAGCCCTTCTCGCAGATTCCGCGACCGTGGAAACGCTCTGGGACCGTATCGTGCTGGTAGGCGACTATCGAGCGATCCTGCATCATGTAAGGATTCTGCTTCGCCTTGACGATGCAGGAATCGTTCACGACGACGATGATAGCCTCAATGAGATCGCTCTCAGGTTCGTAGCCTTCCTCCTCCTCGTCGCTTTCCTTCTTGCGCTTTTCGTTCTCCCAATCCAGCAGGTAGGCGCGTGGTGCAAGACCGTAGTAGCGCGTGAGTTTCAGTTTGCCCGTCGCGGGAATGGTCTTGTTCTCGCCGGGAAGTTGGAACGTGGACGACTGCGTATATTGCCCGTAGTCAACGTCCTCGTACTCACCGGCCTTGATGCTGGCGGTGACTTGATGCTCCGGGACTATCTCCGTCACCTCGCAGCCCAAGCCGTCATTGATGTCCTGAACCGCAGGATCAGAGGAGAAGTTATACGGAGACACCGGATTCAAGCGCACGCAAAGATATTTCCTGCGCTTCACTCCTCGCGAGCGAAGTCCTGTGTTACCGATAGGCTGATCCTCCGGTACGAGTTCTTCTTTTTCTTCGGTGATGATCTCGCCGATGCCGTTCCCGTAGAGGGCGCCGTTCAGCATCGCCTCGCAGATATTGCGCTTGACCTTTTCCTTTTCCAGGTCCTCTTTCAGTAGCGTTCGATACGCCTCGATGTCATGCGGGTTCGGATCGTCTACATCCTCAACCAAGTCGAACCAGATGTCGCGTCCGAAGGTCGCTTCTTCCATCTCGGCGACCGCGCCTTCTACGGCTTGCTGCGTGGCTGGGGAAATGAGGCGACTACGCTCGGAATTTCTGATCTTGTCCTCCGCTGCCCAGATGCCGCGCCAGATGCGGTAATACTTGTCCCACATCGCCTTGTGGTTGTCGTCGCGGTACTGGCGCCATTCCTTGATCTTCGGCATGAGCCAGCCAAAGAGTTCCGTAGACTCCTCGTTAGCGCTCGCGGTGGATACGCCGTCAGTGAGTTGTTGCGCCACTGCATTCCTTCGCTGACTTCGTCCACGTATCGAACTCGTACATCGTCCCGCACGAGAAGCAACGGTGCAGTTCGATGGTCGGTGCGTTGGGCAAAGGCCCGACGAGCGTCGGTTCCAGCCCACATCGGTCGCACCATTTTTCGGCGGTCCAGTTCATCTAGTAGCCTGCATGCAAATCAAAAGGCTGATATTCTTCCTGCTCGATCTCGTCGATGAACACCGGCACTGCGAGCTGATCGACATACGCAAGCGCGTCCATCATGTCGTCGTGCGCCTGCGTATTCGGGAAATCCATGTATTGCTCAAGGAAAACAGACTTCCACTCGGCATCCTGCTTCAAGAGGATGCGCCCCTTCTCGAAACGACCCTGAAGCGCCCACTGGATGCGCTCGGTCTTGTTCCGTCCGCCGTGTTTCAGCCCTTCGACGCGAGGATAGATGCCGAAAGTTCTCATTTGCTCGTTCAGATATGGCATCACGGCGTTTTTCAGCGCTCCTTCCTCGATTCCGAGGGCGCGCGGCTTGAAATCGCGGCAAGTTTTCAAAATCCTCGTCGCCGTCTCGCGCGTATCCCAGCGTCCGTGCTGAAAATCACCTACATACCACCCATCCTCGCTAGTTTTCGTCGCGCAGATGACCGTTTCATCCAGGCGTGAGCCTGATTTTCCGCGATCGGAACTCGTCGCCTCGAATCCTGCGAGGTCTACGGTGACGTGCCAGTCGCCCTGCTCCGGTTCCTCTCCGTATTTCAGCCACTCTTCTTTGAAAAGAGCGCCTTCATACGACTCAAAAGACGCCTCCAGTTCGCGACGCATGATGTCAGACGATCCGTGATAGTCCTCCACGATGGCTTCGAGTTCCAGCTTGTTCAGGAACGGGTTGTCGCGTGATTTGAACTGATAGCATGCCCAGCCGGTCGCACTCTGGGCCTTCTTGTAGAGTTCGTAGAAATGATTCTTGCCCTTCGGTGTTCCGATGAAGAGCGCGCCCCCTCCTGTATCGATGAGCGCAGGCCGGATGATCTCCTTCCACACCATGGGTTTCATGTCGGCGTACTCGTCCAGAATCGCTTTTGCCATCGGGACGCCGCGCAGCGTGTCCGGGCGGTCGCTTCCGCAGATGAAAATCTTCACCCCGTTCACCATCCGGCAGGTCGCCGTATTCTCGTGGTGCCAGATGATGAGGTTCCCTGCGATGCGGCGCAAATCCTCCCAGACGATGCGCTTCCCCTGCTCGAAGGTGGGTGCGACGTAGTACACATCCGCGTCCTTCGACTGGAGCGCGGCGACGACCATGGCGTAGATGGCGAGCCGCGTCTTGCCCCAGCGCCGGCCGGCTACGCAGATTTTGAAGCGTGCCGGGTCATTCCAGACGCGAAGTTGGTCAGGATGAAGGGAGACCTTGAATTCCGGGGTGTGCAGGTCATTTCCCCAAGGATTTCAGCGTGCGAGCTAGCCGTGCCATCTGTCCGATGTGTCCTGATTCGTGGGAGGTGCGCTCCAGCATGTCATCAGGTATTTTCTTTCCCAGCGGGATTCCTAGGGCGCGATGCAGATCGCCCTTGTGCGAGGATGGAATCGCCGCCTGAATCCATTTATTCATTCGAGTCTCCACGAGAATGTGTGCGACAACTGCCAGATGCCAAACATAAATGTCACACGCAGCGTCCTGATGTTCGGCGATAGCCCGGAGCCGAAGCGTCTCACATCGCCGTCATAGTCGGTGCCAGAAGTGACGTAGATCGTCGGCACCACCACAGCGCTCCAATGTCTTGGGGAGTATAGGGTGGAGTAGGTCATTCCAGGAAGAATGCGTTGATCGTCCCGCTCGTGTAGGCGGTGACGTTCGCGCGCAGATATTTGTAGGGAGTGTCCACGATGACGACGCCATCAGCGGTCACTGGCGTCCCAACCGTGGTGAAACTCGTGTTGTCCATCGACGCCTGGAGCGCCACGGTCGCCGTGGTGATGCCCTGCACGAGCAACGTAACAGAGGATGTCTGCGGCGTGAACACCTTCCCGGCGCCAGTCGCCACTGCTGCCGTCAGGCTGTTAAACGGACTCGATAGACGTATGTTCCCCGCCATGGATCACCTCCCCTGGAATGACGGTCGGCTCTGCCCGACCGTTCGTAGTCTCGATCACGATCTTGATTTCTCGTATCGCCGCGCCCGATACCCCGTCACCGAACCGCGCTCGGTCGTAGACCGAAGCCGCACGAAAACGTGTATCGATCCTGACCTTCTTGTCGGAGGCATCCAAAGCGCCATCATCCGCAATCCTGATGGTCTCAGCGACGAAGCCGTCCGCCTTGATCCGTAGCGCCGCCTCGTAGGCCGCTTCTCGATCGGGGTTCGATGAGAGCCATGCGCGCACCCTGCCATGCGGGATGTCCCAGGCAGCGCAGACTTGGGCGAGCGTCTCCTCCTCGCTCACGCGCTGGAGCAGCTCATCCATCGTCGCCGCTTCGTTCTGCGCACAGGTGCGTTCGGCGAATCGCCCTATCCGGTCCGCGGCGATGGCGCCCATCACTGCACGAGCGCCGGAGCCGGATGCGCCACCCGCTGCGGCTCCAGTTCCTGCCATGAACCGCGCTGCCACACCTGCGGTGCCCGGTTGTGTGCGCTCCAGTACCTCGTCAGCGTCCCAAGGATCATCCGATAGCGCCAACAGCCGGCGCTCTTCGGCAGCGGGATGACTTGCGCGCTCATGGGCTTCTCGCGCTCCCCGACTACTTCCCGCTTACCGTCAACTGGTTCTTGCTCGTGGTGTAGCCCATCGTGAGCGGCGTGATGCTCGACTCCGGGTTCGCCTTGTATAGAACACTCTCACCAGTCGGAGAATTCCCCTCCTGCGCTCCGGACTGCTGATCGCTACGCTGCACATCCGACCTGTTCACTTGATTGAACGCGCCCACTGTCGAACTCATGCCCCTACCAGATGCCTTCGCCATACTCATTCTCCTATGGCAGGTTCAAACCCGCCTGTGGGTAAGTCTGTGGATTCACGTGGAGCCTCCGGCGCTGGCGCCACAACAGAAACATCGCTCTCAGCGGCTCGCGCCGCACGCCCGATCACCGCAGCGAACTCCTCGCGCAACGCGCCGAGGCCGTTCTCACCATCGGCGATCTCAACCTCGTGCTCAACCAACCACTCGCGGAACGACTGCGTCGCCATCAGGATTTCCTCTTCGGTGGGTAGCGCAACTGGACCTTGCGCACAGGAATCGGCTCGCCAGCCTTCTTGCACATCCGGATGAATTCCCGCTCGGCGTAGTTCGGCCGGCATACGCTCACCACGAACTCAAGTGAGCGATTACTCGGACGACCTCGATAGTGCGGACGAGTCGCGCGAACAACCTGCTTCTCGCTTAGTACGCGGAATGCGCGATGCGCACCACTACGGATGCAAGCCTCTATCGTCGATGTGATTGCCGAGAACGGAACTGACCCTCCCCTCATTTTTCACTCCCCATCTGAGGGGATGAGCGGGCCGCGACTTCGCGCTGGCAAAGCACCCCCGCCCCCGGTCTTGACCACCCGGGGCCTGCGTCGATCCTGGCGCGCTCGCGTCATGCCGGCGAGAGCACAGCGATCGAGAACCATGCAGCGAAGGCTATCATGCCCAGCAGGATTGCCCAGAACTCGGACCAAAGCTGACTGTTGGACTTCGCCATGTACATCATGCTGACAGGCTTCTACGCGCAATGCGAATGCGTGTCAAGCGCCGTGGTTGCGTAGATAAGCGATCATGCGCTCAAGGTGCGCTATGCTGTCCTTGACGCGCCCTAGAATCTGATTGCAGTTCGAGCACAGGATGCCACGACGTTTGCCGGTAAGGTGGTCATGGTCGAGGTGCAATCCTCTGTGCCCGCCCATCACCGCGCCTTCCTGCTTGGAGCAAATAGCACAAGAGCCGAGTTGGCCTGACAGTATCGCTAAGTATTCCTCTCGTGACGTTCCAAGCTTGCGATAGCGCCAATTCCGTACAGCCTCCCTGACGCAAACACGGCACCATCTAGAAGTAAGCGAAAACTGTGTAGGGTCCTGCTGCCCGCTGTGGTGGTGAGGGAAAAACCGCCAGAGATTGAGAAGCGCAGGAACGGCGGCGGCGACGGCGGCGATCTTCATCTTGATCCACTGCTGATGGCACTCCTACGGAAGATTCCACAAGCAGACGCAGGATGGCCAGCCGATAACCGGCTCCGCTGGTTCCGCACGTTCGCGATGAACGTTAGCCAAGTGTACGACGATGCAAGCCCCGTAGAACTGGGAATCGAACTGAAAGACGCGAAAACTGGCGCTTAAGAACTGTGCAGTCGTGGAGAACGTGGAGGGCTGGTTGTATCGGCTGATCACCGGCCAGCTCTCCACGCCACGTTACCGCCATTACGAACTGAAACTGTTTAACCATACCGTTATACAGTAGAAAGGAGGTGATTCAAATGAGCACAAAGAAACCGCCGAAACCGCCGGAAACAAGTCTCAAAGGGCGGGACGCAAAAACCGGGCATTTCATCCCGGTCGCTGAAGCGCGTGCGCGACCGAACACGACGGTCGTAGAACGCGTGCCGTTGCCGGGCAAGGGGCGGAAGTAAAGTTCATTTCTGCCGCAGCACGGTCGTTTTAATGATGGCGTCTGTGGGGATCGTAAGGTCCCCACAGCCTATCAACATCGCATCACCGTTTTTCTCGCCGCCAATATGCGGGACGATGACTTTGCACTCTTTGCGCTCTGCAACTAGCCAGCCGACAGAGCGGCAATAGAGGGGCATAGCGACGCGCTCAAGTTGTTCAACGGTCTTCCATCCGCTCCCGGAATGCGAATCGAGCCACTCAATCAGAACCAGCTTACGCGTGGTCATCCCGACCCACTCCCCGCGTTGGGTACGCGAAGTCTAATATCGCCTATCATTTATCCTCCATGCTTGTTAAAGAATTAGAGTATATCGCATTGTCAAATCATTCTGCACTGCGCAAACGCTGTGTGTCAGGTTCCGTCAGCTAGTTGTCAGGATTGCATAGAGCGTCATGGGTTGCGTTAGTGGCACTCTGCTTTTATGAAATTCTATGGTCCTCGCGTGCGCCATACGACAATCTATGGTAAGTAGTAGTAGTAGTAGTTGCGTGGGAACAAGGGGTTACGTATAGATTTGCAATGGTCTTTGCGACATGGCACTAGATGGCGTGTGGACATAGATTTGCAGAGGGTACTCGTGAAGGCAGATGATTCGCGCCACTTGACAAGCGCGGCATTCCGATGCTAGAGTGACAGCATGATCCTTCAAATAGAACTGAACTTGGACGAGGAGCGCAGTTACCTGAAACTCGGCGGCGAGGCGTGGTTGCGAGCTGAATTGGAGCGAGCTGGGCCGTGGCCGAGGGAGCGTGCGATCGCTTGGCTGGTCGAGCAACTATCGGCAGGTCCACGCCCGGCGCAGGAGTTGCTGAACGAAGGCATGGCGCTCGCACTGGAGGAGACCACCTTGAAGCGCGCAAAGGCCGCGCTGGGCATTCGCTCGGAACGGCGCGGATTCGGGCCTGGAGGTAGGTTCTGGTGGCACTTGCCCGCGCAGGAGCAGGGCAACACACCGTAAAGCATCATGCACCAGCGCGCCGGGCGCATCCCGTCAGACTGACTCCCCGCTATTCTGGCGGGGGATAGGAGGGAAAGATGTCAAAGGTTGACTGGACCAAGCTTCCGCCCAAGTTCGCTCAGGACAGCATCGAGCGCGGGATTTTCAAGCCAGCTACAGATACACATGCGACAGTGCCTCAATTGATGGTACTGCTTTCAGATGCCGAGTTTTATTCGGAAGGCGTGGACTGCACGTCCGGACTGAGGCAAAGCGCGCGCGCAACCGTCAGAGCATTGAATCGGGTATTCCACTAACCCCACCACTCCAACACATTGGGAGAAGATGATGAAACAACGCGAAACGGAAACTTGCAGGATCATCCGCAGACACTACGGGCTGAATCGGCCAGTCACGCACGAGGAAGCGCTCGCCGAGGTCGCGAACATCGAGCGCAAGCGTAAGCTCGGCTCGCTCGACGATTTCAGCGAAATGCTCGCTGTCAAGCTCGACCTAATCTAACGGGTCGGGCAGCCGCATGAGCAAGCCTATTATCTCCCGCATCGGCACGGACGCTGTGAATGCGCCAAAGCTTCACAACGACCTAAGGCGCAAATTGATTTCATACGCTAACTGCAACCGTTGCGAACTCACGCCACAGGATGCTCGGGAACTCCTGCTTATCCTAGAAGTAGTCCCAAGCTATTTTACCGTGATCCCCGGAAAGGCCACCTCATGACCGACAAGATCGCAACGCCTCTGACCGATGCTGCTGAAACAATGGGCAATATTCCATTTGAGGCCGAGGAGATTATTCTCATGGACAAAGTAGTTCCGGCTAATTTCGCCCGCAAACTCGAAGCCGATCGAGCGCGGCTGGTCGCGGCGCTTCAGTCCGCACTCGCTTCGCTGGATCAGATGGCGAAACTCGGTCGTATCCCAGAAAGCAATCAAGGCGCTAGGGATGCCCGCGCGCTGCTGCGCGAGATGGAGCAATCAGCGCCAGGCTAATCCGGCATCCACGACCTGGGCGGTGATTCCTGCTCTTGCCGCTCAGGCTGCAGCTTCCAGTAGAAGGTGGCCTTCGGGCCGAAGCCGTCGCGTTCAGATAAGACCTTCATCGCACGCTTGGCGCGACCGATGGTCGTAAGCGAGTGCCCGGCCTGCTTGGCCGCGCTCTGAGCTTCGGTTGCCTTGACGCGCCCATCGGCCAGCAGCTCGCGCAAGAAATCCTTCGCCGCGTCCATCTCGCCGCGCTCCTCATAGCCCATGGAGCCGCTGAAGGCTTCGTCCGCGCCCATCTCGACAAGCTGAGACTCCCATAGGATGCGCGATGTGGGTATCGGCTCGCCTTCGTCCTGGGCCTCCAGTTGCATCCCCTCGATCGAGTAGGCCAATCCGGTCTTGTCCTGGCCGAGGTTGTTCTTGAGCGGCATGAACAAGCGCCGGTCGTGGTTGTCCTTGTCCGCTGCGACGCCCCACACGGCGCGGCACAGGGCGGCAAAGGCGATGGAGCCCTGCACGCGCATCAGCGCGTTCGTCGATTGCGACTTGGTGAGGTGCGACACCAGGATGATCGCGGCCCTGTGCCGACCGGCCAGCGTCGTGAGCGGGGCGAGCATGCCGCGCACCTCGGCGTTCTTGTGCGAGTCGGTCTCGCCGAGGTAGGCGCTTACCGGATCGATGATGACTAGGCGCACATCCTGTAGGTGATCCATGAGCACGGAGAGCTTGGCCAAGTCCTCAGCGAGGTTAAAACCACCCTCGAAGGTGCTGCCGTCCTCGGCGACGCGCTTGATGGCTTGGAGCGTGTGGCAGCGCTGCACATCTGCGCCAGCCGCGTCCAGGCGCGGGCGGATCGTATGCTTGATGTTGTCCTCGGCCGATAGGATCAGCACCGAGCCTACATCGCAGCGTTCGCGCGTTACCGGCCACTGACCTCCGTTAGTGACCACTGACGTAAGCGAAGCGCATATCTGCGACTTTCCCAAGCCCGGATCGCCCACGATCATGGACAACTCGCCCAAGGGAATGCGCCCGGGCCAGAGCCACTTGACCGCCTCGGGGCGCACATCCGCGATGCAGGTGTAGACCATGCCGGAGAGGACTTCGGCGCGGGCTTGGGCCTCGTAGGCACGCACGCGGTCCTCGGGTGATAGCGGAGGGCCAGCGGAGCCGTTTGAGCGTGCTGGGGGCTCACCTGGCGCGGCCCGTGGCGTTATAGGAGCCGTCCCGCTCGCCGGTTGCTGTACCTCAAGCCCCTCGCCCGCTGCCGTGATTTGGCCGGGGAGGTCCGACCGAAGGGAGTTGGCAGGCGTAGGCGGGGGGGCTGAGGCAGGGAGTTCCGGCGTACCCTGCGGGACGGCAAAGGGAGACGCGGCAGCAGCAGAGGTTGGAGCTTCGCCGGGGACAGAGTAGGCCGCTGTCGTGAGTCCGGCGTTCGTCCCGAGGCTCGCGCTTACGGGGCTCTGCTGCGCCGCGTCATTGTCTTTGAGCGGCCACTTACGCATCTGCTTGGTCGCCCAGTCAAAAATCTCGTCATGCGTCTCTGGTATCGAGCCGATGCGCCAGTCCCAGGGCCGGTCGCGGGCATCGATCAAGCGCACATCGTGCCCGGCCTGATGCAACACGTTCGCCACCTTGACCATGCGTTCCCAGGAGCCGCGCGCACCGGAAGGCACCAGCACGCAATATTGCCGCTCCGGGAGGCCAAGCTCTCCGAGGGAGCGCCCCTCGATGTAGCCTAAGTGCGCTCGCTCCGGGATCAGCTCGCGCGCTGCGAAGGTCGCATCGTAGTCATCGTGTATCCACAGCTTGACCCCCGGGCGCTTGAGGGCTAGGCCGAGTCCGAAGAAGCACGGACGGCGCAGCTTCGCCTGCTCGATCGGCATCGCCTGTGGAAGTCCGTCCAGATGGTCAAGCTCGTATTGGGCATGCGCGGCATCGCAACCGAGGAACGCTTGCAAGAAACCGGATGCGTCATTCGAGAAGCGTTCCTGTTCCGCGCAAACCAGACAGCGCCATGCGCTGTCGTCTATGCGGAAGGACTCGCCCTCATCCGAATGGAACGGGCAAGCATGATGGCATTCTCCCCCGTTTTTTTTTAGTCCAGGAAGGAACCTGGATACGAACGCAACGAGCCCCTCCTCCTGCTCCAAGTGCAGTTACCTCGTCGGCGCCAGCTCTACGATTCGATTAACGAGCGTGATGCACATCCACATGGAATGATGCAGCTTCATGCGCACGCCTTCGGGCAACTTCTCCCAGGGCTGCTCAGGGTACACCTCGTAATCCTCGTGCGCCATACTGCACCACAGCACGCGCGCCATGCGATCTGCGATGCGCCACATCGCGCGCTCGTTGCCGCGCCGTAAGCATGCCCTCACTCTCGGGATCGGGTTCTCCAGCTCGGCGGCGTCGAGCATCTACTTCGCCCACCGTCCGCCCGCAGTCCGAGTCCTGGACAGGTAATTGCGTCGATTGCGGATCGCCTTGAGTTGCCGCTCCTCGGCTTCGAGCTTGCCTGCGCCGAGAACGCGGATGACTTGGAGCTGGTTCGTTGCGGAGATTAGCGTTCCGGTGGGGCGGGTCATAGCTGATCCAAGTCTTTGCGTTCGCGTACCACGATAGCGACGCCGCCAGCGTCATTGATGCGCTCGATGAAGCGTATCTGAGCATCACCGGGCGGACCAGCGTCGGGGGCTTTTGATTCGGCAGCGATGAATTGTGCGATGACGCTGCCGACCATCGCTTGCGTGATGGTGACCTCACGGTAGCCGATGAAGTCGCTCGCGCCATTCGGCCCCACGCCGTAAGTGACAAGCGCGCCGCCCGCCATAGCTACAGCACCGCGGTTATTTCGCCAAAGCTTGAGCCGTCCGCTATGATCCGCCGAGAACTGGCGTACCACGTCATTCACATCGCTCTCAGATACACGCCCCTCGTTGCGCTTGTACTCCCGCTTGGGCGCAATCTCGGCCTGCGCAATCGGTTCCTTGCCGTAGAGGCGAGCGTAGCCAGCGTCAGCGCGGTTATTTGCGAGGAGGCGATCCCTTAGCTTCGGGGCGAAGCGCAGGCGTTTCATTTGAGCGCCACGACCTTTTCGTCTGCTGGCGCTGGAAGGAGATTATCCGAGCGTATTTTGTCGATCACGCGCATGCCATTCTTCAAGAGTAGATGCGGCATGAATGCAGCCTCGAAGCTCAGAACGCCGCATTCTATGGCGGTGACTTGTCCTTTGACCCAGTCTCGTAGCACGGAGCAGACCGCGACCTGCGCAATCGCGGTAGCCTTGGCCTCGTGCTTCTTGCGGGCCTCTTGCTGCCAGGAACCGAAATTCCCAGGATGCTCCTTGACCCACGCTTGAGCGTAGCCTTTCCAGGACGCCTCCAAGGACACAGCCCTGTCGCGCCATTTGAATTGCACGATAGTAAGGCCGCGCTCATTGTCTGTCATCACCCCGAAGGATTGGCACCCGAACTTATCGAGCGTCTTTTGTAATTGATCTAAGGCGCGTGAACCAGCGGTAGAAGTTTCGTACGGGAGCTTCATTTTGTTCTCGCGGCTTGCGCCTTGAGTTTTCTGAGAAGCTGATCTACCGTGTAATCTGAATAAATGGCGTCCCCTGTGTGGCCTCCTTCTTGCGGGTCTTCGCCAGTTATCCTGCACATTTCTTCTTCAATGTCGCGCAAGATGGCGGAATACTTGTGCGCGAGGTGCAGCAATCCATTGAGCTTCAAGTATTCCGAACGCTTCAATTTCCAACGAATCATTTCTCCTCCCATGCCGAGTCAGCAGGATTAGTCATGCGCTCGGCGTCGCATGTTTTGAGAGATGACAGGTCCGCAAAGAGCGTTGCCCGCGAACGGAACTGCCCAGCGATGACACGTAGTTATCCTGCGGTGACTGCGGTGACGAGTCATTCTGTAAATGAACCTCGCGAGCTATTGACCGTTGCGTTTCGCATGTCTGGCCTTAGCGCCGAGCTTGCCTATCTTGGTTAGTTCGGCCTTGGAGAGATTGCGTTTGCGCGCTTTCCCTCCCCTACTGCCGATCTTCGCCATGAGTTCTCGCTCGGCCTTCGTCAAAGGTGTATTCATGGGCTGCAATCCTGGCATGGAACGCAGCGCGCGTCAAGCCTAGCGCAAGGTACTGATTCCATTGGACGCAAAATATCGCTTGACCGTACCGCTAGGCAAGCGCAGAATCTCTTCCGTACCAGCTATTCTGGCGGACTTAGGAGGGAATCATGGAGAAGCAGTCATTGGCACAGCAGATGGAGCAACACGCCGTTACGGAAGAAGTCGCTGGAATGTTGCGCGAAGTGAATCCGCAACCCCATGCTCTTCCGCCAGATGTAGAGCAAGCCGTGGTCCAGCGGAATGCGCTTCGCAAGGATATGCGCGAACTTCGGGCATTCCTCACAAAGTCGCTGAACGCCTTAGGCTACGCCTATGAGCAGATGATGCAATGCGAAAAGATGTTCAGGGATGATGAGGAATTCATGGCGGCGCTCGCTGATATGCGCGAGGTTCTTGATGAGGCCGGGAGATGAGCAATGATAAAGGGGGCGCTCAATTAAGTGCTGGTTATAGCGATCTGTTGCTGGCGGTCAAGCCGTTCATTTCCATTATTATGGACAGTTCAGGGAGAATCCCCTATGAAAAACTCTCAGCAGAAAACTGGCGTGATCTTTGTAATGCCTACAGAACTGGGGTAGATGAGAAATTCATATTTGAGTCCATTCTTGTGGAGTTCTATAACTTGTCTGTGAAGTGTGAGCGACTACGAGGATTTGCCTATTCGGCGCTTGCTCAAGCTCATCAAGTCATCTGGGAAATTGACGAGCAATATCCAGCGCATGAGCAAGCTGACAAGGAGCGAGCCGCAATGGCGCAAAGCATCGAAGGTCTTCCGCCTGTTCCAAGGGATATTTATGACAACCTTGTGCGGGATGCCATGCAATTTCGCAGTCAAACCCCACCCAAACCAGCCTAACCCACTCCAACACATTGGGAGGAATCATGAGCACGAAGGAAGGAACATGGAGCGCCACGCCCGAATGGCTCAAGAGGATTTTCCATCATTGCAACCACCAAGGCCACCTCATGACCGACAAGGCCGCAACGCCGATGACGGATGCGCTGTTGCGCGAACTTCAACCCGCCAATACAGACCGTGAGTTGGATCTCGCTAGGCTCGGCCGCAAGCTCGAAGCCGACCGCGCCAGGTTGATCGAGGCGCTGACGGTGATTTTGAAGAAGGAGGGATTTGGACGCGGACACCGGGGCGAGCCGCCATATATTCCCAAAGCCCGCGCGCTGCTGCGCGAACTGGAGCCGAAATGAGAACGCAAAAGGGTTGGACGCTAACTGAGCTTATCGTGGCTCTATACGTCGCCGTAATGCTCGTTGTGGCTGTAGCCGCCGTATATGCCCTTGTCCACTTCATCTTAAAGTTCTGGTGAGCCCATGACAATCTTCGAGCGCGAGCTGCTGCTGCTGTCCGAGGCGAGGTGCGTGGAAATGAACATTCCCATCCGACGCCGCTTCACGCACGAGGAACTTGCACCTTTCATCGAACGTGTACGACAAGCTGCGCGCGACGTGGCGAAGATTGTGAAGGAGGCACATGGCAAAAGCTGATGAATCGTTAGTGAGTCGTTTGGAGGGTTGCACTCGGACGTTGCATTTCACGAGTGAGCGCGTCAACGGCGCGATAAAAGTCCTTAGAGCCCTGGAAAAGCATCTGCCGCGCAATGAGGAAGTAATCGGGATCTTCAGACTTCAATTGAACTCGATTGAGAACGACATGAAGTATCTTGGCAAGATAGAGGAGGCATCGTGATCCTAGGCAGAGTCATCTGCGCGCTACCGAAGTTACTAGGCGGCGGCCATAGGCGTGGCAAGCTGCTTGGCGTCGGCCCGGAGTTCACCAGCGACGGCGACTATATCAACATGCGGACGATAGCCTGCCCACGTTGCGGCCGCAAAACGCGCTACAAACTCAAGCCGAAGCCCGCTCACAGCCAAGGCGAGCCTAGCGATGGCTCCGCGAGGTATAGCGTGCAGGAGGCGATATGATCTCAGCCCCCGATTATCACGCAGACGTTACGTCTGCCGTACCGTCGCTTTCCTCGTCAATCGCGCGACTGCTGATCTCAAGAAGTCCGCTGCATGCTTGGATGGCGCATCCAAGGTTGAATCCGAACTGGCGTCCGGAACCGTTCGACCGCCGCATGAATCTCGGTTCCTACGCGCACCATGTCCTACTCGGACAAGCGGACTCTGGGATCGCCATCGTTGATCCGGCCGACTACCTCAGCAAGCAGGGCGCGATCCCGAAGGGCTGGACGAACGATGCGATCAGGCAGGCGCGAGACGACGCCATGGGATTTGGCAAGCTGCCAGTGCTCAAGGACGAGATGCCTGCCGTGTATGCGATGGTCGATGCCGTCCGCGAGGCCATGGCACAGAACGACGACCTGCGCGGCTATGGGCTGGACAACGGACAGTCAGAGCACGTGCTTCACTGGCACGAAGGCGAGACGCACTTCCGCGCGAGGTTGGATCACATTTCACAGGATCGCAAGGTGATCTATGACTATAAAACTGTCAGCAATGCCGAACCGGAGGACTTTCTACGACACGCGCTTTCCATGGGGTACGACTTGCAGGGCGCGTTCTATCTCCTCGGCAACCAGCGACCGGATACAAAGTACGTCTGGATCGTCCAGGAGATCGAGCCGCCCTATGCCGTCTCGTTCGTCGGCATGGCCCCCGCCTTGATCGAACTCGGCATGCGCAAGGTCGCCCGCTCGATCAACATCTGGCGCGAGTGCATGGCAAGCGGAAAGTGGCCTGGATACAGCTCACGCGTGTTGTGGGCCGATCCGCCAGAATGGGCATTGAAACGCGAGGAGGAAGCCAATGGTGTTTACGCTTAGACCGGCAGTACGCGAGAATGTAGGCCTGCTCATCGGTCTAGCGGGAGCGTCAGGTTCAGGGAAAACCTACACGGCAATGCGCCTCGCAGCGGGGATAGCTGGCGGCAAGCCGTTTGCTGTCCTGGATACAGAAGCCGGTCGCGCGAAGCACTATGCCGACGCCTTCAAGTTCGATCATGGCGATCTGCGGCCCCCGTTCTCGCCAGCCGCATACTCGGAAGCCATCGCAGTAGCAGATGCTGCAGGCTATTCAGTCATCGTTGTGGATTCCTGCTCGCACGAGCACGCTGGCGAGGGCGGCATCCTCGACATGCAGGAGGCGGAATTCCAGCGCATGGGCGCACGCGATGCCGTGAAAATGACGAGTTGGATCAAGCCCAAGGGCGAACATCGGAAGATGGTGTCGAAGCTCCTGCAGGTACGCGCGCACCTTATCCTGTGCTTTCGCGCCGAGGAGAAGATCGAGATGGCCCGCAATGCCGAAGGGAAGATGGAAGTGCGGAAGAAGCAGACCGCGACCGGTCTGGACGGCTGGATTCCAATCTGCGAGAAGAATCTTCCCTACGAACTCACAGCATCGTTCCTACTCATGGCTGCGAAGCCAGGCGTGCCACTCCCGATCAAACTGCAGGAGCAGCACAAGGTGCTATTCCCTCTCGATAAGCCCATCACTGAAGAATCCGGCAAGCAACTCGCGGCGTGGGCGGCTGGCGGGAAAGCGCCGATGCCACCGACTAAGACGCAACGGATCATGGAGCGATTCGCGGGATTCACCGAGGAGCAAGTTCATGTCGCGCTCGGCAAACCGATCGAGCAAGCGACCAAGCAGGATCTGGAATCGGCGTGGGACAAACTCACGGCACAAGGGAGCGAAGTCTAATGACCAAGCCCCTTGCGCGCTGGCGCGGCTGGACACTCGTAGATGAGCGCGGAAGGATTGTGACTGATGGGTTCCGCGAGCCTTTCTTATGGAAGGGTCGCGAGGATGCAGAAGATTGCAAAGACGAAGGCCAGCGCGTCGTGCGCTGCGAGCTGCGGGTGAAGTCGTGACTCTCCCACCCAAGCGCCGTGACTCGCTGCGAAGGCTGGAGAGGGCTATTGCGCGAATTCTTGGAAATCCCACATATAAGCCGGTGAAGACGTGTCGCTGCCCGAAATGCGAACTTGTACGCGCATTCTCTCGCCACGCCGCTGCGCACGCGAAGCACAAGAGAAGGAGGGCGAAGTGATCGAACCACACGAAATACTCGTCTACGAGCGCAAGAGACGTGCGTTCCTTGATGCGATCCAGCCAATCCTCAAGATGAAAATGCGCATCTACTCGATGACGCTTCCAACAATCCTGGTCTCCTCCAACGGAGAAGTAGAGCGCGACTATCACTTTTCATCGGAGCAACAAAGGGCATTGGCTAATCTAGACGAAATGATCGACGCATGCGGGTATTCTTGTTATGGCGGCGAATGGCGTCAACTGAAAGCCCGCCCCGATGGACGATGACGTTCTGGAGTTGACGAGGAAGTGCGCGGAGGCGCTTGGACTTGCAATAGGAGTTGGCTGCCCGGTCAAGTACGACCCCTCCTCCGATCCCGCCCAAGCCTTCGAGCTGCTCTGCTGGCTCGCGGAGAGGGGCGAGACAATGATTGATTTCAACTATCTCAAGGAAACTGGGGGCGAGGGCGGCTTCGTATTCACGACCGGACTTGACTTCAGATGCGAATTACAGTGCTCTACCCCCACCGAACTCCGCCTCGCAATCATGCGCGCGGTTTGCAAGGTTCACGAAGGGATGGAAAAATGAGACTACGAAATTGTTGCGGCTGTGGTCTTGAAAACTATTCTCTTGAAGATTGGCTAGCGCACTGGAAATACGGCACACACGGGAAGCTGCGCGCAATCCTCCTGTTCCTACAAACCAAGATTTGGATTGAGCCATGACCTCACCCAAGATGGACGATAGGCTGACGCGGGAGCAGATTGAATACTTCCGTGAGCACGATGGCGACATTCCATATCTTGAGGGAATGTCTAATTCCGTGTTCAGAAGGAAGCTCGCCAACTATGCCCTAGACGCCCTCCGCCAAGATAGCTCTGGTGGGGAATGGCCTAATCAGGATGAAGCTTGGATTGCTGGATACCGTGCGGGACATCAAGCATGCCTCGTCGCGGGGAAAGCGCTAGAAGGCCCCCAGGAGAGCCGCAGCGAGGTGCTGGAGGCGCCAGCATCGAGTTATTGCACGAACGAGGAAGCGCTGGAATCTACTGTGAACGCGCTCCATGAGCAGGTAGCTTACTTGAAAGAAGCGCTTGAGCAATACGCGATTGTAGATGGAGCTAAAGGGCAAATCGCACGCACAGCCCTGAAACTATACGCGCTTCCGCTCGACAAACAGCGACGCGAAATGTCCCGAGCCGCCCTCGCCGCCCCCGCCGAGCCGATGGGAAAGACGCCGAGGACGGATGCCAATCTAATTCCTCCAGAGGTTACGTGGATGGAGGGCATTGTTACCGCAGAATTCGCCCGCAAACTGGAGCGAGAGAACAATGAACTCAGACGACAAGTTGCTGCGCTTCAGAAGTAAGTACGCTCCGCTAATAACTCCGCAAGAGTATATCAAGCGCAGTATTGTTCTCTCAGAGACAGGCTGTTGGATATGGCAGCGCTCCAAACAAAAGCGCGGCTATGGCACGATGCAATTTCATGGGAAGACGATGCAAGCACATCGGTTCGCATATCTGACCTTAGTGGGATCAATCCCAAATG